CTATATTATAGAATAGTCCCTGTCAAGTGTTAATTTACACTTTGTTGCATTTGTTTTCTTGCAATAGCGATTTTTTGTTCTCTTGTTAAGACCTCTTTATCCTCTAATAAACTTGCAAGATTATCAGGGGAGTAGATTGAAAGTGCTAAACTAGAGCTTTCATTCATCATTGTTTCATTTAAAACAACACCAACTTTATCTGCAAGTTTTTTTGCTTGGTCAAAATGCCTGTAAGATTTTAAACCTAATCTTAAAGTTTTCATTTTGCCCTCAACATAACTATACATCTGTTGATGTTCTTTAATTACATTATCAGCACTTTGAACATACATCTTAAAAAACTCAAAAGTGTTTTCATCAACTTTAAAATGTCTTGACCTACAATAAGATGTTCCAATTACCCAAAGTCTAAAATCTTCTTCCCATTTTGCTTTAGGTTTAATTATAGATTTATCTTCGTTAGATGAATTTTCAAAACCCAAATATTTATTACACGCACTTTCATCAGCATAATATTTTGGATTTCTTTTTGAGTAATCATTATCAATAGACAATTTAAAATCTGGGTTTAAACCTTTTGATTTTAATTCATCACGATAATATGCTCTTGCAAAATTTCTACCCATATCAAATCTAACGTGAACATCATCATCTGTTTGATACTCTTTGCCATTGTCATCAACTTTAGTTATTGGCATTTGAACATTGAAACAGTTGTCGTGGTATAACTCGCCACCACTAGAATTGTATTTAGAAATCATCTTTCTAATTGTATCTACATCTTCCTGTGGTTGATGATACCTTACAACTTTTTCAATAGCGACTTTTGCTTTCTCTCTCATTAAGTCGTATTGTTCTTTTGCTTGTATCAATTTATCTTTTACTTTATCTTCATAAAAAGATTGAAACTGGTCTGCAATCACTTTTCGCTTTTCTGCGTTAAGTGTTATCTTTCTTTCTTTAGTCATACTACCTCTTTCTGTGTTGGTGCTTCATACTTGACTAAAGTATAAAACACATTATTGTCTTTATTTATCAAGTTATAACCTTGCAACATATCATTAGCTTTGTCAATGTTGTTTGTAAAATTTATAACATTGAAAATGCTATCAACATTTTTAAAGGTTGTTTCTTGTATTATTAAGTACATAGTCATATTTTTTCCTTTCATATTAATTATTTTTAAATTATCACTTGACAATAGGATTGTCAAGTATTATATTGGATTTAATAAGTTTACTAGTTTAGATAACTTATTGGGACAACTTCTGGTTGTGGTGTAAAGTAGATTGAAAGAGATCCAAACACACGCACAACTAGAACTGATCCCTGGTCCATTATGCGACGGGATCGTGGGAAACCAACGGACCGCTTCAATGGACCTGGGATCAGCGAAGGTATGGAGACACCACGCCTTGAGTAGGCGTGCTGATCTCTGGTCCATCTAGCCCAGACTCTAGAGCGATGTGGCAATGGATGGACCTGGGATCAGTGTTTGATACAGTTACAGTGCTGGTATAACACTGATCATTGATCAGCGGGCTAAGTCCGAAAG